TTTCCCCTCCATAATCCCGGCGTCGCCGGTGATGTCGTTGACGACGATCAGAATGTCGCGGCCGTTGGTGCCCTTGCCAGCAAACTCCGTGTACGTCACGTCGCCCGCAGTCTCTTTCCGAGTCGGCTCCGCGTTCAGTAAGTCGCCTAGCCCAAGGGCCTCCAGGTCACCGGCCAGGTCCGCAGCGACGCCGCTCCACAGCACTTCGTTGTCGCCGGGGCTGTACTGGTCGATCAGCGGAGCCTCGATTTCGACGCACACGCCGTCAAAGGTCGCCTTGATGGTGTTGACGGTCTTGTTGCCGACGATGGGGCCAGGTGTTCGCATGAGTTCCTCGGTCGACCATTGCCCTTCGCCGGCGCCATGTCGCCACCGTGCTCCGTCGCTGGCGTTGGCGAACTCGATCCAGTCGTCTCCGGCGTCGGCTGGTTCGGCGAACGATACGAGACTCGGCAAGAGCAGATGCGACCCGCAGGCGGCCTCCTGCTCGTCGAACGAGAGGTTGCAGTGCGTGCGGGCGCAAGTCCACCTGGCGGACTGGCCATCGTCAATCTCCGGCGTCGAGTGGCAGCAGGTCCGGCACGTTCGCTTGGGGATCGGCACGGCGACGGCGGACGTGCCCCAACAGAGCTCGTAGGCGTCGCAGAACTTGCAACGGTAATCGTCGGCTCGCCCTGCGGCCCGCTCCGGGGCCTGGTTCGCCCTGATGATCCGCTCGGCTCGTGCTAGCACGGCGGCAACGATCTTGGCGTCGTAGCGGACCCGCTCGGCGTACAGTTCGTCGGTGTCCTTGTTGACGGCCAGGTACAGTGCCCGCGTCATGCCGCTGAGTCCCATGTAGACGTGCATCTGGACGAAGTGCTGCGGCTTGGACGCTTCGACCCCGTCTTTCACGAGGGCCTTGAAACTCCGGTCGTTGTGGGTCTTGAACTCGCAGACGTGCCACGTCTTGGGGGCCTCGGGGATTCCCAGCGCACAGCCGTCCATGTGCCCCGATACGTGGCCCCCAAGAGCGTGAACGGCGAACTGCTCGCCGTTCTCGTTCGTCTCGTGAACGGTGCAACCGATGGCTCGAAGCTCGGCGACGAACCGCAACTCCGCCAGGTTGCCCGTCTCGAAGAGGCGGTACAGCCTCCCCTCGAAGGTCCGGGCGACGCACCAGCGGAAATTGTACCAGAGAAAGCGGTCGCAGAAGTGTCCCAGGATGCTGGCCCCGAGGTACGGGCGGTTGGGCTCGGCGTCACCCTTGGACTTGTGGTAAGCGTAGATTCGACGGACCACTTCGAACTCGGTCGGCAGGATGTCTTTGAGTTGGCCCATGGGTCAGCCCTCCGCCTTGGCCAGCGCGTCCTGAATGTCTGCCAGACAGTCGTCGCTCCAGATACTGTTGGGGTTGAACTGGACGATGTACCGTCGCCACAAGGGATACCAGATGATCCTGGCAAGCTCCTGTGTACTCTTGTTGTTTATCACGGTGTAGGCTGGCTTGCCCTTCCACTCGGCGAAGTCAGGGTTGATGCCTACGGTGATGAACTTGTACTTGATCGGGGTGTTCACTTGTCGCTCTCCTGAAGGAGCTTTGCTACCGCTTGAACGTCTTGAGCGACGCGGACTACCTTGCCGCTGGTCAGGGTGATCTTCGAACCACAGGGCGGCCGGAAGGTATGGTAGTGATATGCTTCCACCGCGACTATCTCGGCGGGATTCACCAACACCGCTTCGCGATTGCGCAGCTCGTCGTCCATCTGCGTCAAAAGGATCATGGGTCAGCCCTCCGATCTGCGGACGTGTTGCCTACACCTTCAGCGTCACGGACACCTTGGCCGGCGTCGCGGTGACGAACGCGGCCAGCTTCGTGGCCGTCTCGGGGTGCTTCTCCAGCAGGGCCTCGTAGGCGGCGGCGTCGAAGCCCCAGGACGCCGGGGAGAACTTCAGGGGCCGCTGATCGTCGGGAACGTCGACGTTGCGCAGGCCGTCCACGTCGGCCTTGTAGTTGATGCCGGTCTTGACGGTCAACTTCAACTCGCCGGCCTCGACGGTGACGCTCTTCTTGCCGTCGGGGATCACCACTGATGCGGCGATGGCCTCTTCGACGTGAACGCGGTGCTTCTTCGCCGCCTCTTCGGCCTTCTTCGCGTGAAAGAGGTCTTTGGCGAGGTCTTCCAGCGACTTGGTTTTCGGTTCGTCGGTCATTGCGATTCTCCAGTGTGGCGGGGTCCGAAGGGGGTGGGCCGCAGAGACTCTCGGTCGGCTCGTGACAGGAGGCTTAACTCTGTCGTCGCCAGTCGGATGCTGCCGGCGGAGCCTGTTTCCGGCGTGCCTTATCTCCGCGGCCCTGTCCAAGAAGACTGTGGGTCTACGAGTCGTCGTTCGACAGGTCGGCCAGATCGGCGTCGCTGTCGTCGGGGTCCGCAGTGGTCGATTCCTCCACTGGCGGCGGGGCAGCCGGGGCGTCTTCGGCCGGCGGCGCGTCGCCTTCGGCTTCCGCGTCGTCGAGGCGATCCAGCAAGCCCTCGGCGTCCTCGGCGTAGCCGTGGCTCTGCTGCGGCTTCTCGCCGGGCGGGACGTAGGTCACGCTTGTCTCGCTGTGCTGGCACCCGTTGGCGTCGAAGACGGTCAGGTTGACGCAGGTGGGCGTGTGGATGCACGTCACCAGGCCCACGCACCGGCGAACGTCCGGGGCGTCATCGCGCACTTCGGCGGCGGGCATTTCTTTGGGGAACGGCTTGTAATAGACCATATTACCGATGAGCAACATTCGATTCTCCTTGGGGCCGTGCCCCGGCGTGATTTCAAAAGTGCCGGTACTCTCCCGGCTGCCACGCCCGCTATTCGTGCGCTGTTCCTTGCCCCGCAGGGCTCACGCTGGCCGGTGGACGTTTAGGCCGCTGGTTTCTCTACCGTTCCCACGGCATCTTGCCGCCCGCCGGCTTCGCCGCCGGAGCCTTCTTCTCGGTCTTGGCCGGGGCCTTAGCCTTCGGCGGGGCATCGCTCGGGGCCGCCTCGGTGGGTTCCGTCGCACCAGGGGCAGCGGCCTTGCCCGCCGGAGGGGTTGCCGTCTTGCCGCCGAGGGGCCGGTGGCCCTTGACCTCGTTGTCGGGGTCGTAGCCTTCGTCGTGCTTGACGGCCAGCTTGATCTCGATGGTCTGAGCCAGAAGCTGGTCCTCGTCGTCCAGCAAGGCGATGTTGCAAGCCCTGGCGATGTCGGCCAACTGGCGGCGTCCGATGGCCTGGGCGGCTTCCGAGGCGTTGAGAATGTTGATCGACTCGAAGATCTTCCGCCCGTTGAACTTCTCGCCGACGATGCTGTACTGAATCTTCAGCATCTTGCCGCCGCTGGTCTTGGTGTCCTTGATCTCCGCCTTCTCGATCTCCGCCGAGTACCAGCCCGGCGGCAGAGGCGTGAAGTCGCCAGTAGCTTCGTGTTCTTCGGGGTTGATCCCGCCGTCAGTGAACTCTCCGAGACTGCCCATGGTTCTTCTCCTGTTCTGGTGGTGACGTGGTTCAGGCCGACGCGACAGCCGCGACGGCTTCCTCGAACGCTGCCCAATCGAGCGGCAACTCGTCGGGCAGTTGCCCGTAGACTCCGCGCCCGCCCGTCGGGCGGGCCGGATGCTTGCCGGTGAAGAGGAACCGCTGGCCGCCGGTGTTGTCCTTGCCTTGTCGCTTCGCCTTGGAGAACTTCGTGTCCTCGCCGGTCATTTTGACGATGGTCTTCGTGCCGGCGAAGAAGATGGCGTCGGCCCAGCGCTTCAGCAACTCGCCGACCTCCGGCATGTCCAGGTCGAAGTCAAAGGCGTCCCAATTCTCGCCCTCGGGGTTCTTGACCGTGCGGACCTTGGAGTGACCGATAATGATGCTGGCCATGCCTTTGCTATCGCGCAGGGCGTCGAGCCCGTTGGTGATAGCTCGCCACTTGTTGACGCAGGCGGCGTCGCCCGTGCGGAACCCCGGCACCTTGCGGATGTTGTCGACGCCGGCCTCCTGGCAGACTTCCTCTTCGACCAGCGGCTGCAACGCCGAGGCGCTGTCAATGACCACCGTCTTGTACTCGTGGTCCTCGGTGTAGAGCAAGGCGACGGCCTCCAGGACTTCCGTGACGCCGTGGCACGTCGGGAACGTCGGCACGGCCAGGGCGTCGGCGCCCTCTTCGCCGCGGATCGGAATGACGATGGGCTTGTTCAACCCGATCTCTACCAACTTGCCGCCCTCGAAGCGGCTGCCGCACGCGAAGGTTGTCTTGCCGATCTTCTCGGTGCCCAACAGGACGATTCGCGGGGCTCGCAACCGGGCCTGCTTGCTGATGCTATCGAGTGTAAACGCCATGGTCATCGGTCCTTTCGTGACGGCGAGAGCGCTTTCGCCAGCGACTGAATGTTCCACCGGCGAGACTGGCCAACAAAGACGTGCTGCACCTTGCGGGGATCGAAGACGTGCCGGGCTCGCCGCTTCTTCGGCGGGCCGTTGCGGAGCCACCGTTGCAACGTCGCACGCGAGATGCCGAGGAAGTCGCAGACCTCTTCGTCGGTCATGTTCTCGCTGTTGGCGGTGTCGAGCGTCTTGGGCATCAGAAAGGTTCCCGTGACTGTCCAGTGGCGCGTCCTACGACTTCCTGCTACTCTATCGACCAAAGCCGACCCGTCAATTACTATTTCGTGCAATTCGGTGCATTTCGTTGCAAAAAGATTGTAACGTGCTGAAAGCAATGGAGTTACGAAAGCAGAAATCCGCGAAAAATCTTCGCGTTATTCTGTGGTTCCTTCTGTTCTCCATCGCTGCATAAGTGCAATGGTGGGCAATTAGGGTGTGGAGTTGCCGAAAAGGGCCGTGTGCCCGGCGGCCTTCAGGGCCTCGTATCGCTCCGCGGTGATCTGGCCAGTGTCCTTCTGGTTCTTCAGGCTTTCCAGCAGCCCCGTCCACTGGTCACGCTTGGGAACCGACAGAGCGCTTCGCATGGCCGAGATGGCGACCGCCTCGGACGGAAGACCATCTTCCAATG